TACGAAACCACAAATTTTTTTAAAATGAGTAAGGATTTATTCAAGCAAGCTATTGCTGAAGCTAAATCTGTAAGAGAAGCTGCCATTGCTAACGCTAAGGAGGCTTTAGAAGAATCATTAACTCCGCATTTAAAAGATATGTTGGCTGCTAAACTTCAAGAAATGGAAGACAAAAAAAGACGAAACTGTCGAAGAAACTGTTGAAGAAGTAGAAGAAGCTAAACATGATGATAAAGACGAGTCTGTTGAAGAAGCTAAAGACGACAAAAAAGACGAAGCAATCGAAGAAGATCTAACAGAAGTACCAGCTGTAGCTGAGGAAGAAGACGGCGAAGAAGAAGCAGAGGATGATTCAGAAGAATCTGAAGACGATGCTCCAGTAGACGACGTTGAACCAGCTGACGAGCCTGAAGGTGATGAAGATTTATCTGACTTAAGTGTTGATCAATTCAAAGACTTAATAAGAGACATTATCAATCAGGAAATGGGTGCTGGAGAAGCTCCTGCAGATGACATGGACGGTGGCGATATCGAAGGTATGGGTGATGAGCCTGAACTAGAAGAGCCTGCTGTTGATGGCGCTGAAGAAGAAGAAATCGATTTAGATGAACTTCTAAGAGAGCTTGAAGCTGATACTACTGAAGTAGCTGAAGCAAAAGACGACAAAGACGAAAGTGTAGAAGAAGCGAAAGAAGACAAAAAAGAAGAGGTTGACGAAGATATTAAGAATGAGATGGAAGCTGAATCAGATACTAAAGACCATAACGTTAATAACGTTCAGTCTGGAGTAATGAAAGAGCAACTAGACGAAGCTCTAGAAACTATCGAAACTCTTAAGAAAGACCTTAATGAGGTTAATCTTTTAAACTCTAAACTTCTTTATGTTAACAAGATCTTCAAATCTAACGATCTTTCAGAAAGTCAAAAAGTAAACATTATTGCTGCTTTTGATAAAGCAGAAAGTGTAAAAGAGGTTAAATTAGTTTATGAAACTGTTGCCGATAGCGTAATTAGCAAAAAAGAAGCTACTAAAACTATCAAAGAATCAAAAACTAAATTAGGCATGGCTTCTAAAGCTGGCGGAACCACAGCTGCTAAACCAGAGGTAATAGCAGAAGTATCTGATACAGTTAGAAGAATGCAAAAATTAGCCGGAATAATTTAAAAATTAATTATTAAACTATTATTATAGAAATCATGGAATTAAATCAATTATTAGAGAGCTCGAATACTTACAAAAGTATGCAAGCTGACTCTGTAAAGCTTGCTGAAAAGTGGAGTGCATCTGGTTTATTAGAAGGTATTTCTGATGAGAGAGTCAAAAACAATATGGCTGTTATCTTAGAAAACCAAGCTAAACAAGTAGTTGCTGAAGCTAACACAACTAACGTAGGTGGAGGATCTTTCTCTGCAGGCGCTGGTGAGCAGTGGGCTGGAGTCGTCTTACCATTAGTAAGAAAAGTATTCGCTCAAATCGTTGCACAAGATTTCGTATCAGTACAACCAATGAATTTACCATCTGGTCTTGTATTCTATCTAGACTTCAAATATGGAGACTCTAGAAATGGAAGATCTGCTGGGGATAACTTGTACGGTAACGTATCTTCTGCATCTGCAAAAATGTCAGTAGACGAAGAAGTAGCTGGTGGTCTTTACGGCGCTGGACAATTCGGATACACAATTAACAGTTCTTCAGCTGTAGTAGCAGCTGGTTCTGGATCTGCAAGTTCAGCTTCATTACATTATGAAGATGGAGTTAACCCAAGCGACTATTTCACTATCACAAAAAGCGTTAGTGGATTAAACGCTGACTTAAAAGGTGTAAGAGCATTTAGATTATTATCTGCTTCTACAGACGTAACATTACCAAAGTATACAACTGTATCTGGTAACGACGTAACATTCGTAGTAAAAAAATCAGACGTAACTGTTAACACAGAATTATCTGGTTCATTAATCTACCACACACAACCAGTTGATAACGATAGAGGAGACTTCGAAGCTGATTC